ATTTGCAGCATTGTATATGGGCTCATGTTCTGGGCATATGGCAGGTATGGGAGGTTCTTGGCACCCAGGACCTGGAGGGGGACCTATTACACCATGTTCTGCTGGCAATGTACCCAACATTGTACCCAAACCAATGGCAGCACATCTCATTTATGGTAGTTGGTTACCAACACCCTTACTCCCATTAACCCCATTGGGAGCAGCCCGAAATGTCTTTATTAATGGTATAATACCTATTGTAGACCAAGATCTACTCACACCCCACCCAACACTATCAGTCTACGCTGTAACTAGAACAGTTGGTAAATGTACCATTGTGGCACCTGCAAATGCCTGGTGGTGTCATACCTATACTGGGATAGGCAATGTAGCTGGTAGAGAGCCACTTGTTGGTCATGTACGCAAAGCAATGGCGTCTACCCTATCCGTTTGGATTAATGGTAGGCGTGCATGTAGAGTGGGAGATCCTTTAGGGGATGGTACAACCAATTTCCCTTGTATATCTCTCATTAGTGGCGGGTCACCCAACGTTATTATCGGAGTTTAAAATGGCAGCAAGAACAAAGTCCCTTTCTGGGGCAAACATGATTGAAGCAAAACCTAAAAAAACTAGGCAAGGAACAGGAAAGCATACAAAATATGCTTCAACTTCAAGGAATAGCGCCAAAAAGCGTTATCGTGGTCAGGGTAAGTGAATAAATAGTTAGGATATATCTCATCGTGTAGATGGCATTAAAGGAACTAGGGGGAAAGGACTTTAAAAAGTCGCGATCTTTCTCTGACATTTTAATTTCTATGCAGAGGAATCCCTTTACGGATGATACCTCTGTTGTTAAAAATGATAATGCCATCAAGCAAGCAGTTAAGAATTTAATCCTTACGCAACCAGGTGAGAAACCTTTTCAACCATTAGTCGGATCTAAAGTCTATAATCTCCTCTTTGAACCTCTAGATGCTTTCACAGCAGATAGTATCAAGGATGAGATCATAAATACCATTAATCAGTATGAACCTAGGGTAGAACTTACAGACGTAGATGTTACTGCTATTCCCGAGGGTAACAAACTAAATGTTGCCCTTGAGTATAGGATTGTAGGGTTACCGATTGTTGAAACAATTTCATTTGTTTTACAGAGACCTGAATAATGCAACCAAATAATTTAACAGCTTTAGATTTTGAGGATATAAAATCCTCCATCAAATCATATCTAAGAACAAGAACTGAGTTTTCAGATTACGACTTTGATGGTTCTGCTTTGTCATATCTTATTGATATGATGGCATACAATACTTACTATACCTCATTTAATGCGAATATGGCATTGAATGAGGCATTTTTGCAATCTTCTACAGTTAGAGATAATGTTGTTAATATCTCAAAACTTTTAAATTATACCCCAAGGTCAATTTCATCATCTAAAGCATGTTTGAAATTAAATTTAACGACTACTGCTGTTAATGGAGTTTACCCCAGTTCTATTACATTAAAATCTGGGGCAGTTTGTACAGGTGGTAATTTTATTTGGAATACTCTTAATGATGTTACTGTTGCAGTTAATACAACTACTGGTGCAGCAGAATTTGACAATCTTACAGTTTATGAAGGAAGTGTTCTTAACTTCACTTATATTGTAAATACGTTTGCCAGACAAGTATATACAATTCCTTCTCAAGATGTAGATATTGATACGCTTACTGTTAAAATCAAATCTAACGAATCTTCTACAGCATCAGATATTTACAGTAAAGTTGATATTGTTACTAACTTAACTGCGACTAGTAAATCATATTTCGTCTCCGAAGGCGAGGATATGAGATATGAAGTTAGATTTGGAGACGATAGTGTTGGTCGAGCAGTAAAAGATGGCGAAGTCATTGACCTTCAATACTTGACTACTTCGGGTGCAAGTGCAAATGAAGTTAGCAGATTTGCATTTGTCGGTAGATTGATAGATTCTTTTGGTACTTCATACTCTGGTGCAGTAGCAACAGTAACAACCAAGGAGAGATCGCAGCAAGGGTCTGCAGCAGAGTCTATTGAGTCTATTAAGTACAATGCACCTAGATTCTATTCATCGCAGTACAGAGCGGTTACAGCGCAAGATTATGCATTGATTACAAAGAAAATATATTCCAATGCAGATACTGTTGTTGCCTATGGTGGAGATTCTTTGAATCCTCCCATCTATGGAAAAGTATTCATTACAGTAAGAACAAAAACAGGTTCTACACTTAATGATATTACAAAAAAACAACTTTCTTTGGATTTGAGGAAGTATGCAATGGCTGCTATTGATCCAGTTATTGTTGACCCTGATAATATTTACATTTATACTAAAATCTTTGCATTATATGACACTGGAAGTGGTTCAAATTCATCTACAATTAAAACAAATATTCAGAATGCTATAACTGAGTGGGCTAATCAGGTTAATATTAATAACTTTAACTCTACATTTAAAAGTCAGGATTATCAAAGAGCAATCAGTCTTTCAGATTCTGCAATTAGTGATGTTTCTGTTCAAACGACTCTTCTGAAGTATATTACACCTATAACAAATCAAACAAACACATATTGCATTTCTACTGGAGGAGCTCTTTATAATAGTGCTCCTAGTCAAGACGGTAGTGATGGAACTTGTAAGAAAGAACCTATTCTAGTCTCAGGGACTTTTAGAACTTTTGATAGACCTGGTGTTGACCAACAGTTTGAGGATGATGGATTTGGAAATCTTAGAACATATTACAATAGTGGTACTAAGAAAGTCTATACGAATAATTCTGCAGGAACTGTAAATTATGATACTGGTGAGGTTTGTTTTGGTCCTATCAATATTATCGGGGCAGGGGTAAATGTTACTCCCACAACCAACACTAATATTTCCGATTCTGTTACGGGAGCAGGATTGATTATCGATCTAGACCAACTTCCAACTGGTCTTCAAATACCAGTATTGCTTATTCCAGCAAACAGTACAACCATCCCTGCTTCCACTCCTGGAACAATCATTAACATCATCAATCCTGAGGTTACAGTTGCTCCAATTGGCACTACTCCCCCTACGACTATACCTCTAAATAGTTTGACGCCAAGTGTCTTCAATTCTACGCCAACAACGATTGAACTTACACCATTAGACAATAGCGGCTCCGTAAACACTTCTAGTTGTTTTTAAAAAATAGATGGATATCAATAAGGTTTCACACGTCTCCTCGTATCAAACTCCTCAGTTTATAGAGAGTGAGTATCCCCTATTCAATAAATTTATTGAATACTATTATCAGTCCCAAGAAAAGACTGGATTGGGTCAAAATATCGTTAATAATTTTCTTCAATATCTTAATATTGATAAGTTAGATATTAGTATTCTTGATGGTGCTACTAGAGTTGTTGAGCCTGTTGGTGTAAGTGATACAACAATTACTGTTGAGACTGTAGACCCCTTTCTTGAGAAAGATGGTTCTGTTTTAATTGGCGACGAAGTAATTTATTATGAGGAGACTGTATCTTCTCCAAACATTGCATTAACTCCTGGTATTTCTTATACTCAGGTTCAACTTAAGTGGGTTCTACTTGCCAACAATATTAGTCTCTTTGACGGTACAAGAACTGTCTTCCCTTTAGTTTCTCAAGATAATCCTATTGGACCCTCTTCACCACAACACCTCATTGTTAAAGTTTACGGAAGAACCTTAACTCCAGTAGTAGATTATAACATTAGTGGAACTAATATTGTCTATACAACTGCCCCTAGAGTGGCGACAGCTTCTGATGATATTAGTACTACTAGCGTTACATATTTAAATGGTTTCAGTGAGAATACCATTGTACAAGTTGATGATATTTCTAGTGCTTTTGGTGACAATAAAACTAGTTTTGAACTGACTGTCAATAATCAGAAGTATGAACCTATTGCAGATGAGTTCTTACTTGCTGTTTATGATAATAGACTACTTGTTCCTAAGGTAGATTATTTTACTGATGGATCTATCTTTGTATTCAATGTACCACCATTGAATGGTAGATCTCTGTCTTTATATTCCATCGAAGCACCTATCCCATCTTTTGGTTCTGGTGCTGTTGGATATGCTAGAGTAAATGATTTTGGAAATATCAGTTCTGTAATCCCAAGTGCAAACGGTTCTGGGTATAGATTCGATTATCCTCCTAAGGTTAGTGTAAATTCTAGTGTAGGTTCTGGTGCTTCTGTAAAGACTCTAGTAGATGGAATTAAGTCAGTTTCGTTACTTAGTGGTGGTGCTGGATATAGTGAAAGTAATCCTCCCACTGTAAAAGTTCAATTTCCTACAAAAGAAGGATATGTAGAACCAACTTTAAAAGCAACGGTAACTAACGGGGCAGTTAGTGCTATTGACATCGTTAGTTCGGGTAGTGGATACACATTTACTCCTAGAATCACTTTTGAACAACCTGGAGGCGCTATCCTTGCCACTCCAACTATTGTTAATGGATCAGTTAGTGGTGCTATTACTATTACTAGTGGTGGTCAAGGATATACCACTCCTCCTTTGGTATACATTGATGAACCTACAGGAGTTGATGGTATTAAAGCATCATTTACAACTACCTTGACAGATGGTGAAATTACTACTGTTAATATTCTAAATGCTGGTCAGGGTTATGAAACAGTCCCTAGAATTTCTGTTATTGATCCTGTTGGAGCACAAGTTCTTGAAACTAAAGTTGACGGAGATGGCAGAGTTATTTCTGTTGAACTTTTGTTTGGTGGCAACGGATATACCGATGTCCCATCTGTTTATATCGTAGATAATCGTCAGAATGATGTTGGTACTTATATTGGAGGAACAGGTGCTACTGCAGTAGCAGCAATTTTCAATGGACAAATTACTGATATTAATATCACCAACTTTGGTACTGGATATAGTGCAGATAATCCTCCTCAAATTGTAATTCAAAAACCTGTTGATGCTAAGGCATCTGCAACAGTTGGTTTGCAGGAAATTACAGGTTTTTCTGTTCTTAAATCAGGAAAAGAATATACTAAAGCACAATTCCTTGGTTGTGCCAGAGCTGCTTCGGGTATTACTAATTATACACAAGATGGCAATGCAGTATTCTCTAATAACACTGTAGCAGCAGCGGCACCTACTGATGCGTCTGTAAAGTGTCTGGATGCATTGTTTGTTAAGAGACTGCTTGATAAGTATACAGAACAGTTCTTACCTGATGTTCCTACACTAGATTATAGCAAGATTGATGTTCGTACATCGATCAAGACTATTAAAGACTTCTATTCTGCAAAGGGCACATCTTTCAGTATTGCATATTTGTTTAAACTTCTTTATGGAGAAACTGTAACAGTTTCATATCCTAAAGACCAAATTATCAAACCTTCTGCAGCAACCTGGTCTGTTGATACTGTTTTACGTGCAACATTAGTTAGTGGTCTTCCAGAAAATATTCAAGATGGTCTTCTATGTCAAGTTGCTGATATCTCAGATCCAAATATTTTAGCAGCAACAGCATTGATTGAAAATTTCATTTCAATTCAAACTGCCCAAGATACAATCTATGAACTTGCACTTTCAGAAGAAACAATTCAAGGGACATTTATAGTTCCATACAAAACAAAACTTGCTGAACCTCTTAATACTACAGAAGGTATCATCACTGTTGACTCTACTATTGGATGGCCAGAAAGAAACGGCGAATTTGTAATTTCCACTGGTGTTGGTTCTGAAGTTGTTCAGTATAAAGAAAAATCACTAAACCAGTTTATTGAGTGTACTCGTTCTGTTAACGGTGTTGTAGAAGATTGGGACTCTGCTACTCAGGTATCGTCCAACTTTAACGTATTCATCAATAAAGGGACTGCTCAAGAAGTAGTGTTGAATATTGTTGGTATTGTTGATGCTCAACAAACAACACTCACCGATACTGGTTCTTATTACTTACCAGGTGATAAACTACTAATCTCCAAACTAGGTGGTACTGGAACAGGTCCAGAACTTACAACTTGGTTGTATAATGTTAAAAAGTTGATCGAAGTTGGGACAATCACTTTTGGTGGAATCAATAATCAATCTGCTACTGTAACTTGTAACAATCCTCATGGTCTACTAGTTGGAGATCAAGTTACAATTTATGGTGCAAATCCAATCATCTATAACGGATCTTTCCTTGTAACTTCTAGAGATAGTACTACTGTATTCCAGTATCAACTTCCTCAACCTGCAAATGTAGTTCCTCAAGGAAATATTCTTGTCTCTATTGACTTGAACAAAGGTAAGTCGGATAGTTCTGCAGTTAATAATGCAATCAGTCCTTACACAACGAATGTTCAGAATACATTCTTCAATACTACAAACACTTATATTGCGTCTACAGGTATTCCAAACTATAATATTGGTCCTTTCCCTGGATCTGCATTATTACCTGGCAACCAACGTAAATTAAATAGATTCCCAATCAATCCTGTTACAATCTCAACCAAAAATTTGATTGTACCTGGTCCTATCGGAACTTGGGTTAATGGTGTCTCTATTTGGTCTTATAAGTCTGATGTCACTAAAATCTTTGGTGCTGTAACGTCAGTTGATATCACTAATGCAGGAAGCGGATATGATGCTGCATTCCCACCAGCAATTACGATTAGTGGTGGTGAAGGAACTGGAGCAGCAGCAAGTGCGACTGTTAACGGTTCTATCAGTGAGGTTACAGTAACTGCAGGCGGTTCTGGGTACACTTCTTCTCCATTGGTATCTATTGTTGGTGGAGGCGGTTCTGGAGCGTCAGCAACAGCAATTATCACAAAGGGTGTAGTTTCTAGTATTCTTGTTAACTCTGGAGGAACTGGATATACATCACAACCATCTATTACTGTTGTTGGTGGTGGGGGATCTGGTGCTGAGGGTACTGCAGCGGTTAGAGGACCAATTCAATCAGTCACTATCACTAATGGTGGGTCATCTTATACATCTAATCCTAGTATCATTCTTAGTTCTGGTACTGGTGCTGTTGCACAGGCAATTGTTAATGATGGACGTATTATTTCAATCGCTATCATTTCGGCAGGTTCTGGATATACTACAGCACCAGAGGTAACTATCCAAGGAGAGGGTTTTGGTGCTGTTGCTAGAGCAACTATTGATGTTGATGGTGAAAATGCTGGTAAAGTTACTGGAATTGAAATTATTAACAGAGGTATTGGATATAGTCAAGGTACGACTATTATCAATTTAAACTCTGTTGGTCAAGGTGCTACTTTTGCAGCAAATGTATTCCAATGGACTTATAACTTACAAGAGACGACAACCGTTGATGCTGCTAAGGGATCTGTATTTGAGGGATTCAATAATCAGTATGGTGGAGAATATGCACACCTTTCTAATCCTCAACGACTTAGATATATTTTAGGTGATAACCTATTTGTCAATGTAAGTGGACAAATTCTTGAACAGGATGATCAATTAGCACACTCTCCTATTATTGGTTGGGCATTTGATGGCAATCCAATTTATGGTCCTTATGGATATTCAGATCCTACCAATCAGTCTTCTTCAATCGCTAGATTGGGAACTTCTTATCGATTAAAGACAAATTTAGTTTATGATGCGATTACAAATCCAAATCCTGTTAGAACTGCTGGACCTCTTTTAACAGATGAGATTGCAGGTAAGTTTGTAGAAGATTATGAGTATTCTTTCAGTTTAGGTGACCTTGACCAATACAATGGTAGATTCTGTAAGACTCCAGAGTATCCTAACGGTAGATATTGCTACTTTGTAACTATTGATGCTACAGAAGCAGGCAATCCTGTATTCCCATATATTCTTGGACCAAGTTTTAACTCGGTTGTTGATGTCTGGAATCTTTCTACGAGTGCTGTTCAGCAAAATATTCCTATTGGTGTTGTTCGTTATCGCGATCCTTATGAAAATGTAGATATTGACGTTGAAAGGGCACCAAATGCATCTACTAATGGATTGACATTGGAAAATGGCGATCTTCTAACTTTTGATGTAGAAGATGAAAATAGAGATGGTGTTATTAGTGCAGAAGAAACTGCAGATCCAGATCAAATCTTTGAAGAGTCTCCATTACAACTATTCGATTACTTCCCGAAAGTAAAACTAGACTCCAAGGTTGATATTGAAGTTGAAACTATCACTAAATTTGAGGATGCTTCAATTACAGGATTTGTTGTTGAAAATTCTGGTATTAACTATCAGGTAGATGATAGACTAATCTTTGATAATACAGATACTGGTGGTGATGGTGCTTCTGCACGAATTTCTAGAATTAAAGGTGAAACAGTTTCTGGGTATACATTTGAAAATGTTAGTGGTGAGAATTTTGGTGTACTAACTACCAATGTCCCACATAATCTACAGCTTGATGATTCTGTTTTTGTAGATTATACTCCTATAATGGATAATACAAATAAAACATTTGTAGTCCGTCAATATAAGGGTATTGAAGATATTGTAATTACACAATCTGGTTCTGGATACAATGAAGATATCCCTCCCACTCTTGTTATTGATGGAGATGGTATTTCTGGTGACCTTCAAGCAATTGTTACTAGTGTTGGATCAATTGATACCGTAAATATTCTTAATTCTGGTTCTGGATACACTTCTAATCCTAGAGTTATCATTAGCCATCCTCAGGTATTCAAAAAAGCAGAATATATTGTTTCTAAAATAGAAAACAATGAAAATGTAAAAGTCAATGACATATTTGTAAACGAAAGTAAGGAAATCTTTATCTGTGGTAAAACTTTAGACTCTAGTGGTAATGTTGTTGCATTTGTTTCTAAACTTTCCACAACAGGTGTCAAAGAGTGGGAAAAAACATTAGAACTTACTTCTGGAACTAATTATGCAGAGTTCCAAAAACTCTATGTTGATGGTGATGATATCTGGGTAGTTGGTGTCAACCGACCAAATATCTTGGTTTTGGATGCATATAATCCAGATATCATTTTGGTAAAATATACACAATCTTCTAATGGATTGAGTGCGACTCTTCAGTTCCAAAAAGGATATTCGGGAATCTCTGGTTCTACTAGAGCTGATAATGTCACATGTATCAAAAAATATTCAGATACTCGATATGTAATCGGAGGATATACTAATACTAACTCAGGAAGTCCTTTTGATGCATTTATTGCCTTAATTGACACTGCTGGTAGTTTTGCAATTAAGAGAAAAATTGCTTCTGTAGATGATTCAGAAAAACTTACCGATATTGTTGTAGATGACGGTAATATCTACTTCACTTTAGAAACTTCTAATACAAGCAGCGATAATAATGTTAATGTTGCATTTGGTAAAGCAATTGTAGGAACCAATGCCATTGAGGTTGAATACATTAATGAGTACAGCAATGCTGGATATTCATTCTTAGATAGTAGTCTTGCCATTGATGAATTTAAAGAACTTTATATCACTTCCACACTTAGAGCGAAGAGTGATAATGTCACTAGAGATAGTGTATGGGTTGGTAAAGTTAATACTGCTGGTAGTTTTGTTTGGAATTATAGATACCTTGCTCCAGGTAGGGATGTGAATGCTGTAGGTAAATGTGCCGTTGATATCTTCGGTGATTTAAACATTGCATTTAACAGAGTAGATAATACTACTGGTCTTAAAACTGTAGATACTGTTAAGATTGGATATGATGGTGTAGTTAAAAATCATACAACTAATGAGTTCAATGAAAACAGAATCGAGGGTATTACAGCACATTCTATCGATGTAGATAACTCTGGTGATGTATATGTCTTTGGTCAGACTTCGTGGAACAGAAATGAATTCTTACTTGAGTTTACTGGTGGTGCCACTACAGATACTTTTGGCAACTACACCCCAACGTTTGTTGGTGCTGATGCAACACAATCACTACATTTAGATGGTGGAGTTGCAAAAATTTATGGTAGAGATATTGCAACCCCTGCTAATTGGGAAAATGCATACATTGAATTCCCTAACAACACCTTAGGCAATACACTCAATGAAAACTGGACTTTAGAGTTCATGTTATACCAAGATTCTGCTTCGACTGATACTCATAGTCAAGATCAGCAAACTTTAGTTGCTATTGGCGATGCTACCGATGCAACTGGTGGTCTCTGGTTATATTATGATCGTACTGCTGCAGGTCCATCAGGATATTTGGAGTTGGTTGTAACTAACAACACCACATCCATCAATTCTGCTGGAGGTGCTGTACAGTCCACTCTGACTACGATGTTTGCTGATGATACTTGGCAATTTATTGGATTAAAGAAAGAAGGTAATGTATTTACGGTTTATGTAAATGGTATTAGTGTTATTACTGCTACTGTTGCTGATACATCGTTCACATCTAAGAAACTTTATATTGGTAACATTGCTGGCAGGAATGGTACAACTGGAAATTGGAGAAAGGATGAGCAAGGTCAGTATTTTGTAGATAATCTTAAACTGAGAAATCGTGCTATTAATCCTACGGTTCCTTCTGATGTATCTGTTCTACCTACTAATGGTGCATTTGGTTTAAGTTATAGTTGGACTGATACAGCATGGTTCAGCACATACAATAATGTGCATGATTACATTGATTATTCTGGTTGGGGTGTAAAAGTTGATAAAGATGCTGACTCTGCAAGAATTGGCGATCAAGGTATTCAACTAGTTACTCAACTTGGATATGTTCGTACTGCAGTTACTCCTGTAACAGGTAGCACTTTAACTATTGGTAGCACAGGATTTGCTCTAGGTTCTTTAGGTCTTCAATCTTTAGACTTTGATGATGCAACAACTGTAATGACTCAGGATACTGAGACACTAACATACACTAAAGATATTTGGAGTTCTAGAACTGCCACAATTCCTTCTCCTGGATCACAAAAACTGATTATTAGCGCGGTTGTCAAGGATAGGTATTACTTCAAAGTTACTAATACTGTTAAAATTGACAATGTTCAAATTTTAACCGTTAATCAGGCATTTAGATTTACTGTCGGCACAAAATTAGTTTTGAATGACGATAGTGGAAGTTTTGTCAATAGCGGATATATCACAAAAGTTGATACTGATAATAATAAAGTATATTTGGCAGTTAATAACAATTCCTGGACTGATGACTTAAACACAGGTCAACTTTCTACAACTCAATTTAGTGAGCAGTCTACATACGGTATTGTTGGACCAATTCCTCTTGATATCAATCAAATTGATTCATATACATTTGCTCAGGTAGATAACACCACTCCTGGCACCTTCACCATCGATCTTGACAAGTATAACTTAGATGGTACTTATAATGCAGCGGGTGGTCAAAATCTTGATTCCTTTGCTAAGTTCAAACCATATTCTGATGATGATTATGCGGTTAGAATCGATGAAATTTCAGGTTCTTCTACATTCATCGTAGGATCGGTAGTCACTATAAATGGTGGAGATATTAGTTATAATGCAGCATATAGCACAGCGACTATTACTAATCTCACTGGTGTTCTTAAGATTACATTAGTTGCTAATCTAACAAAGATTCTTAGAGTTACTGCTGTAGCAAATAGTGATGAAGTTTATGTCATTACTGACACTAGGCACTATCTAACTCCTGGATCTATGCTGAACGTAGATGGGAATCCATCAGAAACTGTTAATACAGTTGTTTATGATGAATATGATGGTTCTTTCCCTGTAGATACTGTAATCAGTCCTTTAGAATTTACATACAAACTTCCACAGGCAGCAGTTACAAGTCCTGCTAGTAGTTCTGGTAATGTTAGTATCTATGTTAAGTCTCCTGTCCTGAAGATGTATTATGGTCACCAGTATTTGTTTGACCTCAGTCATTCTTCGATGCTTGGTGGTAATTTATCCTTCTCGAAAGATCCTCTTTACAAACTTGAGTATTCATTCAACTCCATCGAAAGAGTTGGAACTCCTGGAGTAACTGGTCAAGGTGCCACTACACCTACCGTTAAGTTCAAAGTTGATGAAGGTATTGTAACAAATATCTCATACTACTTCGATCCTTCTAGGGTTGGTAATAACGATTCACCCATCATTCAAGGTAGTTATCTTGATGTTGTTACCTCTCCATATAAAGGAACATTCCAAGTTAGTGGTGTTGCTGGTGCAACTATTACTAGAGGGGCAGATCAGATTAAATTCCCTCTAATCAATGAACCAGAAGGGAATGCTGATGTTTCTAGAGCGTCATATTCAACTAGTTCCAGAAGGGCAGTTGGTTCGATCGATAGTATTCGTATTGTTAATCCTGGCGGATTCTACACAAGACTTCCTATTGTTGATAGCATTCAATCCACAAGACAGATTGAAAGAGTTAGTATCACTGAACCTGGTACTGAATATGCTGTAGGACAGTATACAGGTGTTGCTATTGCTGGTGATGGCGAAGGTGGTTTCGTTACTATTACAGTTGCCGATGGAACTGATTCTGAGGGTAGTCCAATTCCTGGACAAGTTCAGAGTGTCCTCGTCACATCACCAGGAAAAGGATATACCACAGCAACCGTTGATATCGATTCTGTACCAGGCATTCTTGGCGCTGGTTTGACTGGTTCTGGTGCTGAAGTCACAGTAGTTATCCCCCCATTTGGAACAGCAGCATCTATCTTTACGGTAGGTTCAAGTGTCGGTAAGATTAAAAAACTGAAGAATAATAACTTTGGTTATGATTATCCTCATGACTATACATTACGTCCTGAAATCACATTCCCAATTAATGCACAGTTAACATCTACTAGTATTTTGGATAGTGTTACAATCACTGATCCTGGTTCTGGTTATTCTCAGGCACCTGCAGTTATCATTACTGGTGGTGGCGGTACTGGTGCTATTGCCCAATCCACTATTAAGAATGGTCGTTTGGATAGAATTGAAGTCAAGGATCCTGGTCTTGGGTATTCTTCTACACCAAGTGTAGAATTAAAATCTTCGTTTAATTACGTTGTTAACCTAGATTTGGGACTTTTGCAGTTCTCCTTCCCACATGGTATTGCACAAGGTTCTGAAATCACTCTCAACGTAGTAGATACTGGTGATGGTGCTGATTTCCCAATCGCTGCTGGCGCTGTTGGTAGATTGAATGGTCTTACTACTTATTATGCAATTTCAGGAGCAGCAAATTCTCTTGAAGATGACCAATTAAAATTTGCAATCACTCCAGCAAACGCAGCACTTGGAGATGCATTATCGTTTACTAATGCTGGTACAGGTCGTCAACAAGTTCTTACAACATCGTTTGGTGGTGCAGCAACAGCAAATGTTATTACATCAACTTTCCTTGAGGGTGAGCAAGTGTATCAAGGCAGTTCTTTTGAAAATGCTACTGCACTTGGATTTGTCTCCACAAATAATGGTTGGCAAGTTGGACCTAGAATTGTAAAAATCGTCGATTACACTGGAGACTTTAACATTGGGGAAAGTATAACAGGTGTTATCTCCAAATCTTCTGGTACTATTAGTTCTTTGAATATCGCTACAGGTGTTCTTGATGTTGGATCTATCACAGAAACCTCAGGTCAGTTTATTGATGATGTTGGTAAACCCTCGGAGATTATCCAAAAGATTCAAGACTCCTATTATTATCAGGACTTCTCTTATGCAGTTAAGTCTGCTGTTTCAATTAATGAATGGAAAGATATTCTTATTAAGAATGTTCACCCTGCATCATTCAAAGTTTTTGGTGAACTCAATCTAAATGAATATGGATTTGTTCCTAATAAAGAAACATTCTTCCAGTTAACAAAATCTGTTGAACTTGCAAGACAAGCAACTGTACCAAACATTCAAAGTTTTGCTTTGGTTGAACCTGTATACAGTGCGTTTGATAATACAGAGGTACTATTCCGTCAGAAGCGATTGACTTCTTCGGAGAACATCCTAACATCAGTTGTTCAAAGACTTGATGATATTTCAAATCTATTTGATGGTGAGAGAATTTCATTCCCACTACAAATTGATGGATCGAACGTTGTCGCCAACGCAAATCAATTGATGATTATTTTGAATGGTGTTGTACAAACTCCAGATACATCATTTGAAGTTCAAAACGATTCTATTGTTTTCTCAGAACCACCTCAACCTCCTGCTAGTGTTAAGTATGTAAATGTTACTATTCAACCAATTCAGGTCTATAAGTTTACAATTACTAATAATAGTGGTATTTTCCCAAGCACAAATAACACAGTTTTAGGAACACAATCTGGATCAAGACTTACTGTTACTAGTGTTGTTGGTGATGATATTTTTGGTTTCGTTGCAGAAGGTAATGTTGGTATTGTTACCGCACTTAACAATGCTACATTAACTTCTGGTGCTGGTTATACTGATGGAACTTATTCAGATGTTGCTACTACTTCTAGTGGAGTTGGTACGGGACTTACTGTTAATATCACTGTCGCTTCTGGTGCTGTAACTCAAGCAAGTATCAATAGTGTTGGCGTTGGATATGCTTCTTCTGAAGTTATTACAATCACAGGTGGTACTACATCAGCAACTATTGCAGTCAGTACTGTTAGTGGATTTAATATTAACGAACTGATAAGTGTTGGTGCAACTGGATTTACAGCAACTCTCACAGAAATTACTCCAATAGTTAACCTCAATCTGTTTAGTTTCAATGAGCAGATTAAAAACTTAACTGGCAAAATTGCTGTAGTTGAAGAGGTCAACCTAGAAACAGGAGATTCTGTTCCTCTTGCCGATTTAAGATATACTATTGGTGCAGGAACGAGTACTGTTGAGGTTATCGACTCTGCTGCATTGACAGATACTGCAGTTCCAGCAAGCGTCTTTAGTGTAGATGCCAACTACCAGTTAGGAGCAGAGATTGTTACAGTGTCTGCTATTACAGTTGGACCCAATTCAACTACACTGACTGTATTGAGGGGTCAGTTGGGAACGACTGCTACTTCTCACCAAGAGGATCTGCCTTTGTATGGTACTGACATTAGTATTACTAATGAGTTGGCATTGAGTAAGACTGTAGGTACATATCAATCAAAACCTGGACTATTTGATATTCGACTTGATGATGTCATTATTGGTTCTCAATCAGGTGTTGTTGCTAGAATTACCTCAACATCTGCATATCAAGATCCTACTACAAACGAATTCATCGAACAGGTTAATATTTCTGATGGATCGTCTTTCTTCGGTCTACTATTCAACAGATTGACATCTGCTTCATATCCTAATGTTATTCTTGATAATATTTCTGAGTCTCAAGTAAATATTGTTGATTTTACTGATAACACTACGAACTTTGATGCTAAATTCCCTGGAACTGAGTTTATTAGTAATTTAGTTATTCCTTATGACAATGCTACAGGCACATTCCAAGAAAACGAAATCATTCGTAACTACAAACTTGGATATGGTAATGTAACAGGGGTCTTCAATTCTTCCGAGAATATGATTACCAAAAAACTTGCTTTTGATAGTAGAGTCGGGTCTGGATTCTTCCAACTTGGACAAGTCATTAGAACTCAAGATACTAAAGGTGAGGTTATTGGATACAATCAAGCACTTTCCACAATCTATCTGGGTAAAGTAGGTAGAACTCTTTCTACTGGCGAAGATTACCATCAGGTTACTTTTGCGAACAATGCTCAATTAGATACAGATCAAAGTCATTATGGATTAAGTTCTTTGCTACTTGATGGCACTGGAGATTATCTGTCTATCCCGACTTCTGCTGAATTTGGTTTTGGTGCAGGTGCATTCACAATCGAATGCTGGATTCGTCCTTCTAGTGTTACAGGAACACAGCAAATCTTCGATTTTAGGACGACTGCTGTCGAAGTTTCTTCCGAACTACTACTTGTAGGCACAAATCTTAATTATAGAGTTAATAATTCCACTACAATTACTGGAACAGCAACTCTTGCCGTAGATACTTGGTATCATGTTGCTATCTCAAGAAATGCTGCCACAACAAAGTTATTTGTTAATGGAACACAGGATGGTGGAGATTATTCTGATGGTAGTAACTATGGAAGCACTAAACCAATCATCATAGGTGCCTCCTATGCCTTTGGAGACGGTTTCGCTGGTCATATCGATGAGTTCAGAGTATCTAACACTTCGCGCTATCAGACGACATTTACTGCCCCTACAGGAATCTTCCAGGGTGATGCTAATACTAAGTTACTGCTTCACTTCGAGGGTGCTGATACTCAAACATATGTTGAGGATTGGTCTGGTGGAGAGTCGTTTACAGACAACGAAGACTTCAACAACGATGCCATTCTTAAGAACTGGAATGAAAATTCCACAAATCTTCCTGCTGGATTCGCAGGTAAGTCACAACGATATTATGATGCTGCTAACTTAATCGAATCCAACAAAGACTTTGTTGCTAAAGAAGCAGTTTACTTACTGACTCAGCAGTATCCATCACTTGTAATTCCTGGTGGTAACGTAAATTGCGAAGATGATGTTCGCGATATCCTAACTGCTTTGATTGAGGATATGCGTAATGGATGTAATAGTCATATCTGGGATGCTTCGGCATTGTATGTTAATAGAACTGTTAATCCTATTACAATTAGTCATGTTGATACGGAAGTTGTAGAAACTGTCTGGGCTTATGATAAAGTCAAAGATATTCTTCAATATATCATCAATAATACTCTTTGGTCTGTTTCTGGCAGTCATGGCGTAAGACAAATCACTGATACCACAATTACTGATTCTTCTACAGGATCCTTTACCACAATTCAACCATCAGCAATTTCTTATAATGCTGCTACTGGTGATATGGTCATGACATCGAACAGTCATGGATTAACGACAGCAAATACAATCGCTATTGCTGCAGAGTCACTGACATTCACATGCACGAGTGATGGTAATGAAAGAGAATTGATTCATCCTCGTAAGAGTGATACTAGAGCATATAATCAAGTTCTTGCAATCACTGCAGCAGATACTAATACATTTACAGTAAATGTTGGTGCATCTCCAGCAGAGCAACAATATGTTCATACATTTGTAAGTGCAACTTCTAATGCTGTCACAGTCCTTGATTACACTACAGGTGATTGTGCCGATGTCTATTCCACGATTGGCAATCTCTTAGATATCCTTACGGATACACTTGAGCAAGCAAATCTGGGCAGTCCTGTAGACCACTTAGCAACTATCACTAAAGTAACTACTAATTATGAGTTCGTTGGTGCTACTGTTAATGCATATCTTGAAGTTCCGTTTAGCACCACATATCACAGTGCTGCTTCGGATATCTTATATACCAATAGAATTGACACTTCTGCTCGTGGAAGATTCCGTGATGCTTCAAATCTTATCAATGCAAACGCTTCGGTTATTGTTGATAAAGCAGCATTTGATATGCTTTCTAGATATCCAGATCTTGCTATTGACATGCCTAGAAACGCCGCTGGCGGTAGCACTGACGGAACTCTTCGTTGTAAGACTGACTTAGGTTTAATCTTAGGAGCAATCGCGAAAGATATCTATGATGGAGGAAACTTCTTTACTGTCCAAGCTGCTAGGTTCTATATTGGTGAAAATGACGAACTCAGACATATCCGTTTGCAAGTATGGCAGTCTGTATATGCTCATGATAGACTTGCATACTATGCTAAGCAAGCAGTTACGGGTGATCTGACATACGATAACACCGACAATATTATCGTTGGTGACTGGGGTATTACTAATGACGCAGGAAACTGTGCAAATGTTCAATCTGCTATCGATACATTAGTTACTACCATCAATGATATTATCGCTCCAACTAGCGAAGACTTCAATATTGCTGGCGATAGACTATACTTCAACCGCGAATATATTGCCGAAGAAATTACAGGTCTTACTGCAGCATATTTGACATATCAAGTTGATAACGCAAATCAAGTAGCGTATACATACGACACTGCTAAGTGTGAGCGTGATATTAAGTTACTGATTACTGCAATTATCTCCGACCTACAGACAGGTGGTAATAATAGTACAGTTGATAACATGGGTCTGTACCTAACTGCTAACGGAGAACTGAATTATGTAGAAGAAGAACTTCTTCCTACAGTATTTGCATTCGAGCAGATTAGAACTCTTGGAGAAAAGGCAATCAGAAATCTCCTGTATGATGCAGGTGCAACTGTATCTGGTCAGCAATATTCTGCTATTTACAGTGATAATACTGCATATAGAGATAGCGAAACTCCAACCGATATCGACCAAGCAGTTTGGAGACTTCGTGACCTAATTGATATTGTCATTAATGGTCTCGCACCTGCAGGCAATGGAGTTAGAAATGCTGCCAAGAACTTCTACTTCAACCTCAAGTATTATAAGGATGAAATTGGAGCACAGATTGATAGTCAGTTTGGTTCTGGTTCTTGGGTATATGATTCATTCCTTGAAGAAACTGCAAATAATATTGCAGCAGATAGTATCACAACAGATGTAAGTGCCTCAAATACCACTGTTGCTTATGAAATATCACTTTCTGGCATCATTGGAGACTTTGTAGCAGGAGAAACAGTAACATCCAGCAATGGTAGTACTGCGACTGTGCTTGAGTTTGATAAAGATAATCAGACAATTTATGTGGGACCCTTCTCATCCACTGCTTGGGCGGTTACTAATACTCTATCGGGTGGAAGTAGTTCAGCAACAGCAACTATTGCTGCAGCATATGGATCTGTAGCATTTGATGGAACTGGTGACTATCTACAGACTGCTGCTGGTATTGCACTTGGAACTGGCAACTTTACCCTTGAGGGATGGATTCGTCGTACTGATACAAACAGCAACTTCTATCTATCTGGATCAACTGATAATAACTTCGGGTTCTTTGTAGGAACAGGTTCTTCTAATGTCGGTTTCTACGGTGGAAGTAGTGGTAACTTTATTAATCTAACTAACACCACACTTACTGTTTCTGGGGGTAGATGGTATCACATTGCTGTTGTGAGAGAAGGAGTTGGTGCTAACCAAACTTCAATCTATATTGATGGTATTCTGCAAGGTAGTGGAACTGTTGCAACTAACTATGGTTCTACCACATTCGTTGTAGGTGCTAGTACATCTAGTACAGAATATGCAAATGGAAACATTTCTGATTGGAGATTGTCCAGCGTTGCTGTTTATCCAAAAGGAAGTACAGCAATTGGAGAAAAACTCTTTGCACTTCCTACACGACCATTTATTGCAGCAGACGTTACTGAAACCGAACTTATCTTGTGTCAAGGTAATACGATTCAGGATAATGGACCTAATAGTGTCTCAGTAACTGCTAACGGAAATGCTGCTGCTACTACAACTTCTCCCTTTGGATATTTCCCTGGTGTTTCCAACTCCTTTGATTGGTATATCTATCCTACCAATGTTGAGATTCTTTCTCAAGCAAGAGCAATTAGTTCTCCAGTCACAGGAGAAGTTAGTAGCGCAAATCTCTGGACTAATCCAGAAAATCTAAATTCGTCAAATTACACTTCTAACTTAGTTAATTATTTCTCTAATGTTACAAGTGCTCCTGATGGAACAGAAACTGCTGAAAAACTTTATGCTACAGGCACTGGAGTACATTCACTAACTAGAGATTTTAATCTAACTTCATATGAAACCTTTGACAATTCAACTGTAACATTTGATAGTGGTACTGAAACATTCGATACTGGATTTGGTGGTATTACTGAGCAGCAGACATTTACTCTGTCGGCATTCTTCAAGAAAGCAGAACTCGATAGTCTCAACTTCAAACTTTCTTTGGATAATCAGTCGAAGAATATTAACTTCAATGTCAACCTTTCCACAGGTCAAGTTGATACAGGAACATTGTTTGTAAGTCCTGGTATTACTCTTAACGAGTATGGGGTAACACCAGTTGGTGGTGATTGGTTCCGTGTATACTCAACAATTACCTTCGGTTTTGGTATTGATAATCTTCAAAGTGACTTTGCTATCTACAATCGTTCATCTGTTGCTGCTTCTGGAAATCAAGGTTTCTATCTCTGGGGTATTAAACTCAACGCTGGTTTCCTTGATCCTTATACTGCTGGGTCTGGTAAGTTGTTCTATTCAAATACCGAATATAACATTAAGACATATGCGTTAGATCTTCTAAGAGAGTATATGGTTGCTTCAATTTCTAATGAACTTGTTGTTCCTTCCCCCATTGCTGCTGTAGGTTCTTTCTACCAGGATCCAACATCAGCAGCAGCTCTTGCTAATGGAAATTACAGCAATGAAAGCATCAGTAGATTGATTCGTTATGGCACTAGCACAATTAAAAATCAGTTCATTAATGATGCATACTATACAAACCTCACTCAATATAATGCAGTAACTTTCGGTTCTAAAAACTACGGTGATAGAGATATTCCTGTAGGAATTACTGGAGGACTAAATTCTTCCGATTATTTCTATGGTCTGAGTTCCGATTCAAATGCTGAACTTGCAAATCTCACTATCAATGAAGGTTTGATTGCTAAAGTTTACAGGAGATTCCGTATAGACGGCGATATTACTGATGGTCCATTCACCATGAATGAAGTTGTCGCTAAGCAGGGTGCTCCTAGTATTACTGGTGTAGTTTATGGATTCTATGAAGATGAGAACTTCAAGTATCTCGATGTCGAAGTTACTGCTGGTCCTTGGGCAGTTACAGACTTCATTGTTGGAGCGGCAAACTCAACAACGGCACAAATCAGTGCAATCGAAGATCGTATTCACATTATCGATCTTAAAGGTGACTTTGTTCAGGATATTGAATTCCTTGGTTATACTTCTGGAGCAGTTGCTCAACCCACTTCATTCATCAAAGCAGAAGCATCCGTTACTTCTAATACTGGAGGTCTTCTGACAGTTGATACTGAGAGTTTGGTAGGCACTTTTGAGAAAAACTCGGTAGTCTATCCAGAATCGTCCAGACAGTATATTGATGTAAGTCAAATTTCTGGTCTTCAGGTATCGGTTGGTGATCGTATTGCATCTGATGGATATATCAGGTTGGGTGTCTCAGTCATCTCAACTTCTAATGTATTCATTGTTGGAAATAGGATTTATAAGGTTGTTAACAATCTTCAAGATAGCACCGTATATGGTGTTATCACCGAAGTAGATCTTGCTAACAATTACATCTACATCACAATGGTTCAAGGAGAATTCCAAAATGGTGATTACATTGGAGATTATGGAGTCGATATTTTCCCTCAAGGATTCGCGACAATCAATACAAAGGTTGTTACTCCTGGAGCAGCCGCTGCTAGAGTTCAAGACATCAGAACAGCAGGATTGAGTAAGAGAATCTATCTTACAGATATTGCTGGAGCATTCTCTAGTAAAGATGCCATTATCGGAACTTCTGCATATAAGGCAGTTATCACCGATATTGTAGACCTTAAAGCTCGCGTGAAGAGATCCTCCAAAGGATTTGATGGTACACAAACTACCTTCTCTCTCACTATTGAAAATGGAACTTCATATCTGCCCGACCCAGAGGGACATATGATGATTTTTGTCAACGGCATTCTTCAACCTCCTGGAGCAACTAACGCATATACAGCGTTCTCCGACCAAATTCAATTCGCTGAGGCACCAGAACTTGGGTCCTCGTTTACTGGATTCTATATTGGTAAGTTGAGACAGTTGGATGATATCTCGTTTGAATTTGATTCATTACGTCAGTCATTTAACCTCAAGCGTAACGAGGTATTCTACTCACTCACGCTGACAGAAGGTGTTCAATCTACTGTGATTAGACCTGAAAATAATATCATTGTTTCTCTCAATGGTGTTGTTCAGGAACCTGGAGTTGGTTTTGAGATTGTTGGTTCGCGAATCATCTTCTCTGAAATTCCTCGCGTAGATTCTACATTCGTCGCGTTCTCTTATGTTGGTTCTGAAGCAGACGTTGATGCTGCTGAAGTAGTTCCACCAATCGAAACAGGAGATTTCATCGAAATTGAGGGTGAAACTGAGGATCGTGAGGTCGCGGTTATCGAATCGTCCAACTCACTCATCACCTTCGATTATCTTGGATCAGTCTTTGGTCAAGGTGCTATCGGACAATCTGCACTCACAAGTGGATTTATTAGTACTGTTCAGGTTACTTCTGGAGGTTCTGGTTATACAAGCAGACCTACAGTTAGAATCGATTCTATCTCTGGTTTCGATGGTAACATCCGTGCATTGGTTGGTATTTCTAGTGTTGAATTGAATAGTTATGGTTCTGGATATCAGAATCCAGTTATCATTGTTGAGAGTGAAGTTCCTGATGATTGGACCGCACCAAATCTCGCAGATTATGGTGAGGAATTAATTGATCCAGAGATTGCATAAATAACTAAAAACGTAGTAAGTAATGGCTAAACAAGCACTAAACCTTGGAGCTTCTGCTAATGACAATACGGGGGATACCCTCCGTATTGGTGGTGATAAAATTAATGATAATTTTAACGAACTATATACCGCTTTAGGTAATGGAGTAAGTTTAACTGTTAATACATTGAACCCCGTTGCAGGACAGGTTCTTCGTTATAATGGATCTACTTTCCTGCCTTCAGATTATAGTAATCTTACATCTGCTTTAGATGTAAATGGAAACTCAATTATTTCATCCAGCGATGGTAATATTCCTGTCGCTGCAAACGGTACTGGTGTTATTACATTAGCATCCAACTCGATTACTTCGACATTTGGTGCTAATGTTGACATTCCTACAATCGTAAAGTATAAAAACGAATATGCAACTTTAGGAGATGCTCCTGCTGCAGCATCCTATCCTGGTTACTTTTTTACTGTAGACGGTACTGATGACCCGTATGTAAACATTAATATCACTGCTGGGGGTCTTGGTGATGTTAGAGCAAAACTTCTCACTGAGTATTCAAGTATTGATGATTTGAGTAATGTTGATGTCACAACAGCAGCACCAACAGCAAATCAAGTTCTTAAGTGGGATGGTTCTAATTGGATTCCTGGAGATGACCAAGCAGGTGTAAGTGCTATTAATGTTTTCCAGACTGTCACTGCAGATTCGGGAACTACTACTGCAAACAGTCAAACAGACACTCTTACTATTGCTGGTGGTACTAATATTACTACAGCAGTTGTTGGTGATACTTTAACTGTAAACTTCAGTGGCACTCTTACTACTACTTTAGCAGCATTAACTGATACTGATACTGCTGGTCTTACTCAGGGCGATATGCTCTATTGGAATGGTTCTAATTGGATACCAACTCGCAGTCCAATGCTTTGGTATGAAATTGGAGCACCTCCAGGAAATAATTCCAATTACTATACAATAGCAGGACCTGGATCATCTATCGCTACTCAAAATCCCACTATCTATGTTCATAGAGGATTCACATATGCCTTCGATAATAGTGTCGAAGGTGGTGGTCATCCTTTTAGAATTCAATCTACTCAAGGACTGACGGGCACTCCGTATACTGATGGACAGAGTGGAAGTATAACCAATGTTCTTTATTGGACAATTCCAATGGATGCACCGAATACACTGTATTATCAGTGTACTCTCCATTCATTGATGCAAGGCACCTTTACCGTCGTAAACTGATAAATGACAAGAACCGTACCTGGATCAGGAGCGCAAATTAATCCGATCTTCGATGAAGTTTTTGGTGTTCGCGCTGTAGAATTAATTAGTGGTGGAACTGGATACGATCCTGCCGACCCTCCAAGATTAACCATCGATGGTTGCGGCACTCCTGCTCAAGAAGCACTGCTATATCCAATCATTGATAAAGATTCGGGTAGAATTGTTCACGTTCGTGTTCTTCAAAGGGGTAGCGGGTATGATCCTCTAAGACTTAAAATTGTTCCCACGTCTGAAACACCAAATGTTTTAGACTCTTTTGATGTTAATAGAATCTGGCAAAATCATCCAAATTCATTGACAAGAGGCACCTTCCAGACTTCTGGTACACCTCCTGTTAAGAATGATAGACTTCGTATTGAGTCTGATAATAATCCTAAACCTACTTGGATATTAGAAGAGGCACAACCTGGAGGTTCTGGAAATATTGTAGACAGATCTTTTGACCAAGTTTTTATATATCGTGGTGGTAAAGATGTTCCTTATGAAGGAACTAGAAGTTTTCAAAATAATAAATCTTTAGGAATTCTGGCAAACGGTGGTTTATTACATACTCCAGAATGGGGTACTTTTGGCAATGCACCAACAAACTTTTCTATTGATACTGTAAAATATGATTATGTTAAAAATACTGACGCTAATGATGTAATTCTTGACAATTCGATTCATTACTATCAGACTAGTAAATTAATTAATGAATTTGATAATCATAACGGCGTATTTCAGTGGGGGTCTTTAGAGCAGTTTGTTTGGAATATTAAGGTAGAGTTTAATAATGTCATGCTTTTCGTCGATAATGTAGACGAAACTCTAAATCCAATTGAAATTGGTAGGACGATAAATGAAGTAGGCGGTTCTTCTTCGGGAGAGATTGCAAAAATTGTCAGAAATGCTCAGAACCAGATTGTTAGAATTTATTTAAGAGATGTTATAGGGACTTTTGAGACAACTGATTTTATTTTAGGATCTACGGGATTCACATTTAGAATTAATGGCGACCCGATTCTATTCCCCAATGGTCTCTTCTATATTGATTTTGGTGTTGATGCTCATGAGTTTGGTTCATTTATTCCTGGAGTGTATTATCTCGCCCCAGAAAATATTAAAGTTCAAAGAAACTATCTGATTATTTGGAATCAAACTGATGCGACAAATCAACCGTCAGCACAGCACGCTCAAGGTCATCCAATGCAATTCAGTACGACCCAAGATGGTCTTCTGAATAACGGAACTTTATATTACAATAGTACAGGCGCATCTTCTGCACCTGCAGTAGATTATGAAGATGAGTTTAACCCACTCTTCATTATGAATGCAGATGAAAATAATCGCATTTATTATTACTGCAAAGTTCATCGTTATATGTCAGGATATGAAGGTGATGAAGGATACATGTATCTAGATCCTGCTATTGAAGAGGAAGAGGAACATGCAAATAACTACTATTATAAGAATTATTATCAAACCGATTCAAACGATCCAAACACTATTGATAGATCTCGTCATGTAGATGGTCACTCAAAAGTCCTTGGTATGTCTTTTGATGGATATCCTATTTACGGACCATTTGGATATACTACTGGCAGGACTGTCGGCAGAATGACGAGTTCGTTTAGATTTAAAACTACTGCTGAACTTTCTGGTACTAGAGAGGAGGTTGTAACTGCGAGCACTGTAACATATGCTGTTACTATTTCAAATTCTAAATTTTATTTTAACGGACAAGAACAAGAATTACTGAATCTGAAAAGAGGGAAAACTTATATCTTCAATCAAGATGATGCTAGCAATACTGCTAATGGCAACTTCTTGATGTTCTCCTTGACTGAAGATGGTTGGCACGATACAGGAAGTTCAATTGATATTGGAACAACTTCATATCTATATGATGCTTCAGGTTTAGTTGAATATTATTTGGATGGAGTTCTAACACCATATGCCACATATTTGAGCGGTTTTGCTAGTGCGACGACAAGAGAAGTTCGTATTACTATTACTGTAAATTCACCTAGG